CGCCCGCCGCGATGGCTTTCGCCGTCACGCGATAGCCCGAGCGCCCGATCAGCAATTCGTCGCCCGTGAACCCGGCGGCAATGGTCGCGGCCATCGCGTCATCGGTGCGGTCGAAATACAGCCCGCCGTTGCTGGGGTATCCGGGTTCGGAATACCAGTAGGGGCTAAAGCTCGGCTGATAGGTCGTGCGGGCCGTGCCCAGTTCTAGCTGCGGCTCGACAACCTCAACGGTGTAGTTGAGCGTTTGGCCGGTGGTATAGGATGCAGCCAGCCCCGCCCGCACACGTTGAGTTGACGCGCTGGTAATCGGCAGGGTTAAGGAAACCGGGGTGTCGGCCCCAGATGTCACAAACGCGCCTAAGGCAGACGTTTCTGTGCGAACCCCGGCATTGGTTTCCCCGATCAGTTCAAACCGGAAACCGAAGCCGCTTCCGTTTGGCGTGCCCGACGCAATGCGCGCCGTCCCGCTAAAGGTCCACGTCTGCCCTTGAGATGCCGCAGACGTCCACGCCAAAAACGTGTTTAGCCCGATGCCGCTGGTCAGAGTTGCGGTGCCAGCAATATTGCCCTGCACAAAATACCGCCCGTCACTGGCGCGGTTTCCGTAGGCTGTTTTTGTAACGGTCACGCCCCCGTATGACTGCACCGCCGGCCAGTATGTCGTGTTTGCCACCGCCGCTGAACCGACCGCCCGGTTGCGCAACGCCACCGGCGGGGCCAGCGAAAACAGGGGCCGATACCCCCCCGTCGCCTGCAACAGCGTGTTGCCGCGCCCGGATCGGTCCAGCCCGCGCGCGACGGCCTGCGCGGCTGCGGTCACGTTAACCGTGCCAGCCGTGTCGGTGTATAGACCGGGCAGGCCAGCGTCCATCCATAGGGTTGGGTTTGCGCGCGCAGGCGTCCAGGTTGCGCCGCCCAGCGTCAGGCTAAGGCCTATGCCCATCCCCATTGGCATGTCAGTACAGCGCCACAATGCTGGAAGCGGTCGTGCCCGTGTTGTAGACCCGCGTCACCTGAAACGGCAGCAGCGAACCCGCAGGAACGCCCACAAACGTCACCGCAGCGCCGCCATCCGCAAAGTCCACCGTCAGGTTGCCATACCCACCCACGTAAAGTGCGCGGGTGGGCTGTGCAAAGATCGTCGCGTCGCTCAACGTAACCGCAGATGCCCTGTGGGCGGAAACGGTTGCATCCGCTGTCAAATACGCCGCAGTCGCCATGATGATTACCCCTTAACTTTTGCGGCGGCTGCTGACATCAGCGGCATGCCGTGAATGCCCTTGCCGCCGATGACCACCTTGTTGGCGGAGGTGACATGGCCAGAGTTGTTGCCCGAGGTGACCTTGCCGGTTTTTACCGTCTTGTTCACGCTCGTATCGGGCTTTTTGTTACCGACGCGCATGGGTCACCTCACTGCTGGGTGTAGTTGATGGTCAGCGCGATCACGCCTGCCGTCGGCGCGCCAACCGAAGTCACGGTCAGCACCACCGGTGCAAGGGTGGGCGATGCCACACCTGCGGTGGTCAAACCGGCCATCGCGGCAAGCTGGGCCGCCGAATAGGTGACCGAGGCGCGGCCAGCCGCCTTACCGTTCACGCCCGACACATACTGAGTGCCAGATGCGGCGGTGCCAATGGACACGGTGGCCGAGGTGGCGCTGTCGAAAGCGGTCAAAACGTCAATGTCGAACGAGGTGATGCGCGACCCAACGGGGATGTAGGCGGTAACTGACTGGACCAGTGCGCCGCCCGCTTGGATCAGCGTGCAGAACTGGGAAAGTTTTGCCAGACCAATATTCGGGCCGGTGTTGGAGCCGCTGGCTTCGCCCGCTTTGAGCGTACCGGAGCGGACGGGGCCGGTAAAAGTCGTTGTACCCATTTGGGTCTCCTTTGCACAATTTCAGCCCTGTCTGTGCAGCGTCCGCTGGCGCGGTCAGGGCAAGGAGGGGACGGCCACAACAGCCGCCCCCGCTTGGATCACGGCCTCAGATCACGACGGGAATGACCCGTAGATCGAACGCCAGTTGTAGTACCCGAACGAATACCGCTCGTAGCCCTTGACCAGCAGGTTGTCCGTGAAGAAATCGACCTGCATGTCCGTTTCGAACTTCATGCGTTCCATATAGGACAGGCCGTCAATGTTCGTCAGCAGGAACCACGCGGAGGCCGAGGTCAGGAAGTCGTTGACCATGTAACCTTCCGGCAGGCCGCCAGCGGTGGAGATGATCGCGTTGACATCGTTGTCGGCGGTGCCGGGGCGCAATTCCGTCTTCGTCAGGCGGATGGCGACCGGTTCCAGCTGCGGCGGGACCACGAGTTTGCGGCCACGCGCGAAGACCTTCAGGCCAGCCTGATCGCGGAAGTTGGTCCGGATCGAGATCATCCCGTTCAGCAGGGTGGCCTCGTTCAGTTCCGCATCCGTCGCCGGGCGGTTTGCCACGGTGCCACCGTCGATGGGATGGTTGGTGGCGATCAAGGCCACGCCGTCGCCGCCGATGGCCGAGTTGTAGGTCGTTGCCGTGTTCAGGACGTTGGCACCGTAAATTTCCTTGGTCTGCTGGAAACTTTCGATCAGGCCAAGGTTCGACGGGGCGAACTGGGACTTGTACAGGTTGTCGTCCACGGCCTTGCGGGTGATCGCATAGCCAAGTCCGATTTCGACGTGTTCTTGGTTGTAAACGAAGCGTTCACCGGCGGAGTTGTCAAACGCAGTCTGACCACCTTCGGTTTTCAACTGGGCGAAGCCGAGGTAACGCATCTCAGCGGTGCGTTCCAACGCCATCTTCGAGTTGTGCTTCGTGAAGATTTTGTCGTACTGAGACGGGATCATCTCGTACTTGCCTTCAACGCCACGGAGTCCGGGGAGCAGAAGGTCTTTGATGGCACTCAGATTGACAGCCATGTCTTATGCTCCTCAGATACCGGTCAGCTGCTTGGTGCTGACGTTGTTGAATGCCACGATGACGAGGTTGTAGGCCCCAGCATCCGTCCCCGGTGCGCCCGGTGGGTCGACATCAAGCCCCACGATGCGGAACGGCAGCGTGTTCGTGGTGTTGACCGTGGACATGTCCACCGAAGCGCCCGAAATGCCGGTGTTTGCATTGCCGGTGCCAATGGCGAAGTTGACGTTCGCATTGATGTCGGCAGCGGTCGCCCCGGTCGCCCCAGTCTGGGCAAGGAACTTGGCATTCGGATCGTTGACGATATAGCCTTCAACGGTATTGCTGGAAGCAACATCGGAGCCGGGCCAGTAGTTGGACCAGACGGTGCGCTTTTGCGAAACCGAAAGGTATTTGCAACCCACGAAAATGCCAGCGATCTGCGTCGTGCCGGGGGAACCGACAACGACATAGCCGTTGGCATCGGGTTGGACGGGGTCGCCATAATAGATGGCGGAGGCATTGTAGGCGATACGGACCGGAACCTGCTCATAGGTCGGGGCCGAGCCGGTGCCGCTGTACTGCCGGAAACCGAAAGGCGCGGAGGTGTTCGCCATAACGGAATACTCCTTTGCGGGAGGTCCATCATCGCGCGCCGGGGCGATTGTAGAACCGGGATAAGGTAGCCGCCCACCGAGGGCGAATGCCCATATAGTGGCAGATTACACCGCAGATGTCAAAGGGTGGTGTTTTCCTCGTATTTTCCGCAGGCAATCGCCTTGCTCGCCATGAATGGCGACCCGACACGTCCGGTGTGGACCTTTACCAGCTGGCAGACGTTGGACTTGAACTTTCTCGGCTTCGGGTAGGCGGCACAATGCTTGCATTCAACGCAGGTTTTGCCGAGTTCCGGGTTGGCCCACGTAAACTGCCCCAGTACCGTCTTCGCCATTTTTTCTTGCAATTCCATGGGCGCGCTCCGCGTTCAGGAAAAAGGAAACGTGCGGCTCCAGTTCGCACCATGCGTCTTGGACGGCAGGCGTCCCTTCTGACATGATTGCGCGCCGGAGCCGCTCGATCTTCTTGATGATGGTAATCGTACGGATCATTTCTCAGGAATGGGCATTGCCTCATAGCCCTTCTTGACCTTGATCAGTTCGAAGTCGCCATTGTAGGTGCGTTCAAACTGGCCCGGCTTGGCAGATGAGAGTTGCTCCTCCTTGGTGCGGACCTGCAGGCGCGCACGACGCAATTCAAGGGCGCGAACCTCTTCGGTGATTTCTGCCGGTCGCTCCATCAGGACCATGCCGTGGCGGGCAATTTCCACACCTTTGTACCCAGCGGGCATCATATCCGGATGACGAGATGCGGGGACGACTTCCCAGCCGTCACGGGCCAGCTTGACTTGGTGTGCGGGATTTTCCGCGCCAAGAACGGTCTTGGTCTTCCATTCATAGGTCCAGCCGTCGGGGATGCTGCCGGGTTCGATGAAGAACTCGTCGGTGCCATCATCCAGTTCGCCGTTGCGATGTTCACGCAGTTCGGCTGCCTTGCGGGCCGCGCGCGCACGCGGGTCTTCATCGGTCACCGGCGCTTCGGGACGCATGTTCGGGCGCACCCGCTTAAAATCATCGCTCATCACATTTTCCCTTCATTTTGCAGCGCCAGTTTGTTTTTGGCGTACTCTTCTGGTTTCATGCCCATCATCTCCGCCATTTCGCGCTCTGCGGCTGACAGGCGCACCACATTTCGCGACGACTGGCCACGGCTGACGGGGGCGGCGGCGGGTGCCGCATCTCGCCGTTGAACCACCTTTGCGGCGGTCGCGGACGCATCCTCTTCGGCCTGCACCGCAGCGGGCTTGATCCGCAGCGTTGCCTCGATGGACTCAAAGTAGGCGTCGGTGTCCGGCACGATACCGTCGGCAACAGCCAATTCGTGCGCCGCGATCATCTTGCGGTTCTTCGCGGGGTCGCGCACAAATTCCGGGTGCGACCGCACCCAGTCGGCGGATCGGGGGGTCAGGCGAGCGGCAAAGGCCTCCACCGGATCAGCTGGCACCACTTGCGGAGGCGCGGCTTTCGGTTTGGACTGCATTGCATCCAACCCGTTTTGCAGCTGCAGCAGCTTGGCCTTGTATTCGCTGATCTCGTCTTGGATGGCCACCTGATCAGCAAAGTTTCCCGTCTGCATGGCGTACTGCAGGCGCTGCCTTGCGAGTTCATTTTCCCGGCCCAGCGTGTCAATGGCGCTCCGCACCAGCTGGATGTCGGTGTCTTCCTTGTCGACGGTGGCGGCGTGGGCGCGACGTTCCGCCTCCATGCGCATCGCCCGCTCAGCATCAAGCTGACGTTTCAGATCGGCAATGCCGTCTTTCGGCGGGACCGCAGCGGGTACGCCATCATCGCCAACGTCATCGGCCTGCGCTTCGACTTCGATGTCGATCAGGTCGTCTTCGTTTTTATCACTCATGTTTGGCTCCTCACCACACAGCGTCCGGATGCGGCACCCGGCCCTTGATGTTGATGTCGTCAAAAATTCGGCACAAGACGCCGTTGACGGTGATCGACCAGCCGTCAGATGGGCGGAACACCAGCCAGTCGTCTTCCTTGAACTCAAGGCCGGTGAACCAATTTCCGTCCTGCTCAAAGGCCAGCGGCCCCTTCTTGACCAAAAGACCAACCTTCGACTGGAAACGATCTTCGTCGGTGTGCTGGGGGGTCAAATAAAGTCCGGACTTCGTTTTCTGCGGGCGAATATACGTCGCCAGCAAAACTTGGTTATGAAACAGTTCGATGCCGGAAAGATCGCCGAGATCGGCGCGAATTTTTATGCGCGGGTCTTCGTCGTGGGACATCAGCATGTGGGGCATGTTTATCCTATCGCTTGTTCACTTTGGTTTCAGCTTCATTCATCATTTCCAGAACTTCGTTCAGTTCTGCAAGGCGTCCAACATACTCACGGTACTGCTCGTAAGACGAGATCGCAAGTCCAGAGGCAACATTTTCAGTGAGTGTTTTTTGGCGCTCGACGACAAGTTTCGACAGTTCTCGTGCGAACACAATCGAGGTCGTTTGCATCACAATCATCCTAATTGGTCATTTATGGCGCGACCCCCGGACTGGGTGAGGGGAAACCGGGGATCGCGTAGGCCTGACAGGGAGGAAATCAGGCTTTGGCGTTTTTGCCGTACTTTTCGACCTTTTCGAGGCGACCTTCGCCCGACCCCGAACCATACTTCATTTTCGGATAGACCTTTCCGCCATCCTTGCGAGCCATCGGCATGGGCGGGACCGGGCCACCGGGCGGCGCGGAAACCCCAGCCGCGCCAGTCAGTGCAGCTGCGAGGCCCGGCGGAACGGAAGATGGCGATGGCATCGGGGCAGGTGCTGCAGGCATCGGCGGCTTCGGCATCATGGCCGCAGGGCTGGGGGCGGGAGCAGGCATGGGGGCGGGCATGGGGGCTGGCGAAGCGAGATCACCCATCTTTCCGAGGCCGCCATCGTGATGGGGGGAAATGATGATGTTGATGTTCGTCTTGCCTTTGCCGGTGCGGCCACCGTCTTTGCGCGCGGTGCGCTCGTCCTTATCCGCGCCCTTTTTGGTTACCCACTTCTCGCGGCTTTCGTCCCATTTCTTGCCCTTGTACTGGCGTGTATCGCCAAAATACGGGTGGATGAACTGGTCGTCGTCTACCTCGCCACCGTCTTTGCGCGCGGTGCGCTTGGATGCCATGAAGTCCGCAGCGGTCGGCGCGCCCTTGGAGCCGGGATTCCGCATTTTCTCGTTGGAACCTTCCTCGATGCGCTTCCGCTTGGCATTGATGTTGGCATAGAGGCCGCCACCATCCTTCTTCATGGCAGCGCCCCCGCATGCCTTACAGGTACAGCCCTTGTCGTGGGCCTTGTCCTGCGGGGATTTCTCCCACTCCTTCATGGTCATGCCAGCCTTTCGGGCCATCGCCTTGTCTTCGCGCATATCCTTGGCCGAGCCTTCAACCGCGCCGCCCTTCATGCGCATCATTCGGCCAGAGACGTCGCCGCCGCAGGATTTGCAGGTGCAGCCCTTGGGGTGGGTGGCCCCGCCATGCTTGCGGGCTTCGCGGCCACCACTGTCGGGTCCGGCGGAGGTAATCGGCTGGGCATTCGATCCAGCTGCGCCACCGGTCATCTTGCCGGTGCGGCCACCCTTCTTGAAGCCGCCGATGTGCTTTTCGCCTTCGCGATCTTCGTTGGCATCCTTTTGGTTGGTATTGGCCAACCCGATCTTTTCGCTGAACCCACGCGGAGTGCGGTCCGCGCGGCGCGCAACTTCTTCGCCCTCGACCTTTCCGCCAACTTTGAACGCGCGGCGCGAAATCGGACGCATGCCCGTCTTGGCTTCGCTTTTCAGCGGTTCAGCCGGGGTGAAATTTGAACTGTCAACTTTTTCGGACGAGGCACCGGCAAGGCGTTTTGCCTTGGCTTTCATGGCCTCGCGCAGGCTTTTGGCGTCCATCGCGATCTCCTAGGAGGTTATCCGGCGTCCCGGTCGTGGCGTTTATGATACACTGAAGCTACCTCCAATGCACGATCAATGTGAGACTGCCCCTTGGTGGGTTTCTTTGTATTCAGAAGTTTCAACCAAGTTTTGAACTCCCGCATCGTCATTCTAACCATGTTTTTCATGCGGTCAGGCCCCTTACCGTCCGAGAAACCGGCGCAATAAGCCCTTCTGGCATCTTCCCTCGTGCGATAGCCCAGCATAACCTTATGCTCGTCGAACTGGCCTGTTTGATGGTCGTGCTGATCCACAATGAAGACGTGATCGCTCTGGTGATCCGGTCCGATGCAGACATCAACATGGTCGCCATCCGCGCCCTCGGTGCGCTTAATGTATCCATAATCGTACGGAACACGAACCTGCCAGCCGGGGCCTGTGCGCATATGCCCTTTGCGGGTCTCAATGCTGATCGGCAGCCCCTGAAAACTGATGTGGTCCTTCTTGTAATTGCCAGCAGCTTTCTGGGCTTCGGTGGGCTGCACCGTGCCGCCGGTGGCGTAACGGCCAAATCTTGCGCGGCGTTCACGCGCCGCTTGGACGGCATCAGCCATCTGCGCGTCCACCTTCTGGGCCGGGAAGCGCGTCAATAGCGTCTGCTGGAATAGGGTCTTGCCCTCGGGCAAGGTATAGTCAATCGGTTTGCCGCGCACCTTTTTAGGCATGCCAGCGAAGTCGTCGCGCCAGATTTCCGATGCCTGCACCGGCGCGGCAAAACCGCCAGCGTAGCCTTCGTGAGGCAGGCCGCCCTCATAGGTGCCGTGGGCAATCCGGCTGTTGTTCATAACCAAGTCGGCGTTTGGCTTCAGCTTTGTTGCTGCATAACCAGTCGAAAGCTGTTTTTCGCCCAGAAGGCGCGGCTCTGCGTTGGCAAAACGAGCCGCCGCGACATTCGGAAAGCCAGCCTTTTGCTCGGCAACCTTATCAATTTGGTCGATGAAGTCAGAAACGTGCGAGCCGGGGCGGTGATTCCCTGCCCTGCCGTTGTTGTAGAAAAAGTCGAGTACTTTCTGAGTGTTGCGGATGCCCGGCCATTCCATTGGGAACCGCGCCGAGTTTGGGAACCGTTTGGCAATCTTTTCGTCGAACGCCCGAATGTCTTCATTCTTGATGGGAAGATGGTTGATCTGGTTGATGATCGTGTGAAGCAGCATGTGGCTGCTGTCAGCGGAACCAAGGCCCATAGCGACATGCAGACCATAGACCGGACCCTCTTTTCCGTACTGGTCGATCTTCTTCTGCATGGTCTTCGCGGCAATGGCCCGACTTCTCCAGCCGGACGGATTGTCCCCACGGGCAAATTCGGACCGGGTGTAGTCGCCGCCGCCCTGCTGGTTCACCGTCCCGGTCGGAATGCCGTTCACAGCCCGCAAAACCGTGTTGGCGGGGGTATTGTCGCCAACCAGAGGTACCACGCTTGCCCCTTCCTCTTTGGCCTTCTCGATGTCGAACTCTTTCCATGGGTCAAGGTTGCCCTTGGGGACGTAATCCGCCTCCATGTCCTCAAACGGCATGACGAGATGGCCGCTTTTGCTTGATTTTGGGTCTATGCCAGTCATTTTGGGCAAATTTTCCCGCAATTCGGGGTCGCGCATCAGCATTGCTGCGCCCGTGCGCTTGAAACCAGTGGTCCGAGAGGCCTCCAATGCTTTCCTGACCATGTCCTGCGTGACGGACTTGGGGTCCAACTGGGCCAAAAGGTCGATCAAATGCTCGCCGTGGACCGTTCCGCCAAACCCATACCCAATTCGGCCACCATCTGCAGCGTGCCGCATGGCATTCATCACGTCTTCGTGGGTAGTTTCTTCGTTGCCAGCCTTGTCCCAGATCGCGTGGTGGGTCAAATGCTGCCGGAACGGCTCCAGTGCGGGGTCAAGGCGTGGGTTCAGGGCTGCCTGACGTGCTGCAAGCCGGTCCACGGCGGCATATCCGGCCCGCGCCAGTGGCTTTTGGGCTTCGGAAGTCGGTTTTCCGGTCTGCAGGATCACTTGGCGAGCATCCCAGGTGGGTTGATCACCGCGTCCAAGCATGGAAGCGACAAAGCCAGCCTTTGCGGTGCCGATACCGCGCATGCCTTTGGCAAATTCACGCCACTCTTCGGGCTTTGACTGGCCGGTCAGCGCCCGCGCAACCATGTCGGAAACTTCTTTGTGGCGCGGTCCGAGATGTTCGACCGCCCATGGCAGGGCATCAGTCTCCGTGCCGAGGCCGAACGGCTTCATCACTTGCTGCGCATGGGCAACGGCTTCTTCGTCGACCTTTCCGCGCTCGGCTTGATCAAGATACCGCTGTCCCATCGGGCTATGCAGCCACTCGCCCATTGCGCCTTCAGGCCGAATATTTCCAATGGCACTTGGCGGCAGCTGAAGGCCGGATGCCCGCAGCTTCTCGGCCTTCTGGGCGCGGCGTTGGATTGAGGCTCGCGTGATCACATAGGCCTTGATCAGATCGCGCGGGGTCAATCCCTGCTTCATGGCCCGGCGGGCGGTTTCATCCATGAACGAGCCGAAATTTTCGACATGGCTTGGGATTTCAGGCAATCCGCCAAGTTGATCGCGCACCTTGGATAGGGGCTGCCAGTTCCAGCCCGCCATCTTCGGGTGGGCGGGGTCTTGGTAGCGCGACACCATGTCGAGTGCGCGTTTGACGGTATCGGCCATGTTTGTCCCCCACTACGGCTTGGGGCGCATCATAGCACCTGCGCCGCCCCCAGTGAAGCGGCGCGTAATCCCCATCGCCTTGCTTACACTGGCGTCGTGTTTGGCCCGTTCCCGCAGCATTGCGTCAACGTCTGCTGGCAGCATGAAATCTTCCGCACCTTCGTGATGCGCCCAGTGCGGCAAAACCCCCATTTTCTGCGGCGCAAAGATCGTGTCTTCTGTGCGGGCATTCCGGTTGCTTTCGCCATGCGGGCCGAAGTTCAGCCAGCTATTCTGGCCGCGCGTTTCGGTGGTCATCGCCAGTCTTGCCAGCGGGGAAAACATGGATGCGTGCGCGCGCCATGCGTTTTCCTCGCCATCATGGCGGAAGCCGACTCCCTCTTTCGCGTGGCCGTAATAATCGTGAACGGCACGGAACACATCGTTCACGGTCACGGGGATGCCGTTCCATGTCTCACCCGTCAGCTGAAGCATGGGATTTCGCCTTGCTTCCTCTTCCGACATGCTATCCGGGCCGCTGCCATAACCATCCAAGGTCGGGTATACCCACATATGGTGGTTCCGCCTCACGTCCTCAACGGCCAGACGCGGAGACGCTTCATATGGGTCTTTTTGCGTGCGCGGGTTCCAGAACTCGGCCTTAAAGCCAGCCGCCTTCGCTGCCTGATATTGGGCCAATGTTTCCTTGACCATTGCTGCGTACGACGCTTTCGCTAGGGGGTCGTCCGGATTGTGCTGCATGGCCTCGTAGGCTGCGGCAATGCGTTTTGCGCGAGCCGGATCGACCTTGGCATACTTGGTGGGCGGATTGTACGGCAGGCCAGCTTGCTGCATGTAGGCG